GCCAACAGCAGAACCAGAAGCGGTTCCAGCAGAAAGCGAAACACCACAAGAAAAAAATAATAAAATGAGTGACTACGATGCTAAAAAGAAGGCATTACAAGACATTCAATCTGATCCTAATACAAACAAGGATCCAGAACTTAAAAAAGAATTGATGCGTAGAAAGGCAGAATTAGAAAAGACAAAAGAAGATAAGTCATTATCTTCCAAAGGCGAAAAACTAGAAGAATTAGTAAAATCATATTACGACTACACAACTAACGCTTTTCCAAAAGGTGAAACAGCAGTATTAGTTGCGTGTGAAAAAGAATTTGGTGATAAGAGTGTACCATTTGCAGAAAAGATGATAGGTCGTTTACTTGCTGGCAAGGATAACGAAATGGAGCGTGTCAAGAAATTGGCAGGCCTGTAATCACTTTTCGATAAAAAACCACTTGACTTTACTAAATATTTCTAGTAGTATATATAATATGTGCTACTAGATACGAAGGCACTTAACAGCGAAGGCTTAAATTTATAGGAGGCTTATTATGGCAACATTAGCAGAAATTCGTGCAAAACTAAAAGAGCAAGAAGCAAATACTGGCGGCAATCGTTCGTCAGGCGGTGGCGACAACGCAATTTACCCATTTTGGAACTTGAAGGAAGGCGAAACGGCAACGTTACGTTTCTTACCTGACGGTGACGAAAATAACACTTTCTTCTGGCAAGAACGTTTGATGATCAAACTTCCATTTGCTGGAATTAAAGGCGAGACAGACTCTCGTCCAGTTCAAGTACAAGTACCATGTATGGAAATGTATGGCGAAACTTGTCCAGTACTTTCAGAAGTACGTCCTTGGTTTAAAGATCCAAAACTTGAAGACTTAGGTCGTAAGTATTGGAAGAAGCGTTCATACGTATTCCAAGGTTTTGTAACTGACAACCCACTTACCGAAGATACTACTCCGGATAATCCAATTCGTAGATTTATCATTGGCCCACAGATTTTCCAAATCATTAAGGGTGCATTGATGGATCCAGATATGAACGAGTTGCCTACAGATTATACTGCGGGTGTTGACTTTAGAATTACAAAAACTTCTAAAGGCGGTTATGCAGACTACTCAACATCAACTTGGGCTCGTAGAGAGCGTCCATTGTCTGAAGATGAGTACAAGGCTATTGAAGATCATGGGTTATTTAATCTTTCAGATTACTTACCTAAGAAACCTTCAGAAGTTGAAGTCGAAGTTATCAAGAAGATGTTTGAAGCATCTGTTGATGGCGAAGCATACGACATGGATGCGTTTGGACAGTATTTCCGTCCAGCAGGCGTAGCGGCACGTACAGGTGATCCTGTAAAAGCAACTACACCAGCACCAGCAACACCAGTCACAGAAACTGTAACTGAAACTGCACCAGCGGCAGAACCAGTAGCAGAAACTGCGGCGGCACCAGCAGGTGATAACAAGGCGGAAGACATTCTAGCAATGATCCGTTCTAGACAACAGTAATTTATATAGGGGTTGTCTAAGGGCAACCCCATTATAAAAGATTAAGGAGAAGTAATGGCTAACAAAGCATTTGACGTTTCCAAGTTTCGTAAAAACTTGACTAAGTCTATTACAGGCATGAGTGCGGGATTCAACGATCCAACTGATTGGATTAGTACAGGTAATTATGCACTCAATTATCTTGTAAGTGGTGACTTCCATAAAGGTGTTCCACTTGGTAAGGTAACTGTATTTGCAGGCGAGTCAGGAGCAGGTAAATCATATATTTGTGCAGGTAACATTGTTAAAGCCGCACAAGAACAAGGCATCTTTGTAGTTCTAATTGACTCAGAGAACGCACTTGATGAAGCATGGTTACACGCACTTGATGTAGACACTTCAGAAGATAAACTACTAAAACTTAATATGTCAATGATTGATGATGTTGCAAAAACAGTATCAACATTTATGGCAGATTACAAAGCAATGGACGAAGAAGAACGTCCTAAAGTATTATTTGTTATTGACTCATTGGGTATGTTATTAACACCCACAGACGTTGATCAGTTTAGTAAGGGTGATATGAAAGGTGACATGGGTAGAAAACCTAAGGCACTTACAGCACTTGTACGTAACTGTGTTAATATGTTTGGTTCACACAACGTGGGCCTAGTAGCAACTAATCATACTTACGCATCTCAAGATATGTTTGATCCAGATGATAAGATTTCAGGTGGTCAAGGATTTATCTATGCATCTTCAATTGTTGTAGCAATGAAAAAACTAAAACTAAAAGAAGATGAAGATGGTAACAAAGTAACTGATGTACGTGGTATTCGTGCAGGTTGTAAGGTAATGAAAACAAGATATGCAAAACCGTTTGAAGGTGTGCAAGTTAAGATTCCTTATGAAACTGGTATGAATCCATACAGCGGTCTTGTTGATCTTTTTGAGAAAAAAGGTATGCTATCGAAAGACGGAAATCGTTTGAAGTATGTAACTAAGAGCGGTGAAGAAATCAAAGAGTATCGTAAGGCATGGGAAGCAGGTGGTCCATTATTAGATCAAATAATGAACGAGTTTTCAGATGAAGACGCACCTGTAGACACTACAGTCGAAACTGAAACCGAAGAAACTGTAACTGAATAAAATAGTATGACGATTATAAATACCGTAGATAATTTATAGGAGACAAATTCTATGGAATCAGGTTCACAAGTAGTAGACATTTGGCAAACGTTTAAAGAATATGTAGACAAGAAGCATATTGAAACTATTGCTGAAAAATACGTAGACGTCTGTGCCGATTATGGTACGTCAGACGAATCTTTTAGAGATGCTTTAGGCACTTGTAATCATTTAGACAAGGCTATTGGGTATTACCTAGAAGAGGACATTGACGAAGATGTCTACGATGATGAGGATTACGATTAATGGGATGGTATTCAAAAATTGCTAAGGATATTTCACAAATTCCTAATGCTATTGATTATTACGAAACCGAACTACTCGAAGCCAAAAAAGAGTGCCGTGTATACGGGAATATCGAAAAGGCTTCTGCAGAAATGCCAGGGTTAGTTGAACAGCGTTTTAATCAATTACAGGAATTAGAGGCAATTTTAGAATACCTGAACATTGAGTTGAGACGTCTGCGTAGCAGTTTCTTTAAAAAATATTTAGAGAATTATCAACGTGCTTTGAGTAGCAGAGATGTAGAAAAGTATGTTGACGGCGAAGCAGACGTAGTAGACATGGAAAAAATCATCAACGAATTCGCATTAATGCGAAACAAATGGTTGGGTATAACAAAAGGACTCGACCAAAAACAATGGCAGATTACTAACATTGTTAAACTGCGTGTAGCAGGTATGGAAGACGCAAGTCTTTAATTTTTAACTACAGGAAATATTATGTATCAACATCCAGGCGCTAGACAAGCGATTCAAAAATGGGATTCACTACCCCATGTCACTTTTATTAATAGAATCGGTGACGAAGTTGCAGATGACGGAGGATGTGCCATCGGCGGTGAGTTTGTACAAGTAGATTCAAAAGATCTTTTTGCAAACAAAAAAGTTGTTATCTTTGGATTACCAGGAGCATTTACTCCAACGTGTTCAAGTGAACAACTTCCTAAGTACGAAGAAATGTACGAAAAGTTTAAAGATGCAGGTGTAGATGAGATTTATTGTGTATCCGTTAACGACGGATTCGTAATGAATGCTTGGGCCAAACAACTTGGTGTAGAGAAAGTTAAATTACTATCAGACGGTAATGCAGACTTTACACACGGTATTGGTATGCTTGTTAACAAAAGACATTTAGGATTTGCTAATAGAAGTTGGCGTTATTCTTTATTTGTTGACAATGGCATTGTCCAAGAAGCATTTGTAGAACCAGGCTTTAACAACGAAGGAACTGACATGGATCCTTACGAAGTTTCAGACCCTGAAACAATGCTCCAATATATTGAGGCTGAAAATCGATAACTGTTAAATAATACTATGAAGAGCGTAGTATTAGTAACTGGTGGATTTGATCCATTACATTCAGGACATATTGATTATTTTAAGGCCGCAAAAGAACTTGGCGACAAGTTAATTGTCGGACTAAACAGTGACGAATGGCTTACCCGTAAAAAAGGTAGGCCATTCTTAACTTGGGAAGAACGTGCTTCTGTTATCGGTGAACTAGCGTGTGTTGATCGTGTAATTAATTTTAACGATGACGACGATAGTGCTACTGATGCAATTCGAAAAACACGTAGTCTTTATCCAAACATAGAAATTATTTTTGCCAACGGCGGAGATAGACAAGCCGATAACATTCCAGAACTATTTGACGACAACACAGGCGAACTAACATTTGCATATGGTGTTGGTGGCGATAATAAAAAGAATAGTTCAAGTTGGATATTAGACAACTGGAAAACACAAAAGACCGAGCGTGATTGGGGATACTGGCGTGTGCTTGATCAAGCAAAAGGTTACAAAGTTAAAGAACTGGTAATTAATCCTAAGTCAAGATTAAGTATGCAACGACACAAAAGTCGTTCAGAGTTTTGGTATATTTTAAAAGGCAACTGTACTATTGGAACTATAAACGGTAGCACAGACTTTGAAATTATGTCAGAACTAGGTCCACATCAAAGAGCCATTATTCATGAAATGCAATGGCATCAAGGCATTAATGACACAGACGAGCCTTGTCATATACTAGAAGTACAGATAGGTGATTACTGCGAAGAAGATGATATCGAAAGGCAGTAATGGACTATTATCCTACCACAAGTGAATTACCAATACTAGAAACGGTTAGTCCTCTTACAATGACTAGCGGAAGACGTATTGTTCACACTTTACGTACTATTCGAGAACTTGACAAACAAAACATCGAAGGCGACTTTGTTGAGTGCGGTGTTTGGAAGGGAGGCCAAGTTATTGCGGCATATCTTGCAAACCAAAAAAGCAAAAGAATGTTTTGGTTGTATGATACATTTGAAGGTATGACAATACCAACAAAAGATGATTATAAAATTGATAGTAAGGGCAAGGCATCATACGCAATGAAAAGTGCTAAAGCAAAAAAAGGTTTTAATCAATGGTGCAGAGCAGAAATTGAAGAAGTTATAGATAATGTGAGAAAGCATATTCCTATGGACCAATGTAGGTTTGTTAAAGGAGATGTTTGCCAAACATTAAAACTTGGTGGTAATTTGCCTAGTAAAATAGCATTTCTTAGACTAGATACTGACTGGTATAAAAGCACTAAAATAGAATTGGAAAAACTTTGGCCGCGTGTTGTACCCGGAGGAATAATGGTTTTGGACGATTACCACAATTGGGGTGGTAGTAAAAAAGCCTTTCATGAGGTGTTTGGTGACTCACTAGAGATACATACTATTGACACAACAGCAATATGGGTGAAGAAAGATAAATGAGTAACAAAGTATTCGTAGGATATGACACTAGAGAAGATATTGCTTACCAAGTTTGTGAGCATAGTATAAAGAGGTTCAACAAAGACACAGATGTTATACCTCTAATCCAGGACGACCTGCGTCAACAAAAAGTGTACTGGAGAGAAGTTGATAAGTTAGCATCTACCGAATTTACATTTACAAGATTTTTAATTCCACATTTAACAAATTATAAAGGCTGGGCATTATTCATTGACAGCGACATTGTATTTTTAGAAGATGTCGACAACTTGTTTGCATTAGCAGATGACAAGTATGCTGTTATGTGTGTACAACACGATTACACACCTAAGCCAGGAATTAAAATGGACGGACAAGTACAAACAGTATACCCACGTAAGAATTGGTCAAGTGTTGTACTTTGGAATTGTGGACACCCATCAAATGAAAAAGTTACTGTTGATAGTGTTAACAATCCAAACAATGACGGTGCATACTTTCATCGTTTCAGTTGGCTCAAAGATGAAGAAATCGGTTCACTACCAGTTGATTGGAATTGGTTAGTAGGTTGGTATAAAGAAGGTGACGGTACTCCAAGAGCATTACATTATACTGAAGGCGGACCTTGGTTTAAGAATTATAGAAACTGTGAATTTAATGCGGAATGGAAACAATGTTTAAGTGATATGATGGAGCAATAGTATATGAGCGACTACTCCGGAGAATGGGATCCAAGAGTGCTAAAACCACATTTAAAAGCAACGATTGACAAAATACTTTATAGTGTTGCCACAGGACAACAAGTCCATGCCGTGGAAGCAGTAGCAGAAGTATTTGAAGAAGTTAAGAATCCAGAATTAATTTGTATTGACAGCGGAATTAAAAAAGTTGAAAAGAAAGTAAAAGGATCTTTTGGACTTGTTGATTCTTTTATTATGGGCATGGCTTTAGGTTCTAATGGAAAATATATTCGTGCTGATGATGTAGATCAATATTGGGACAGTCCTGCACCTTTCCTTGTTAGGGGGTTAGGAAAACAGAAACTTATTAAAGAATGTATTGCAAGAGGTAAAGATTTTTACTTTATGGATACAGGATACGTAGGAAATAATCCTAGCCAAGTTAATCCAAACGGTAAAAAGATTTATCATAGAATTGTAAAAAATGCATTACAAAATCTTCATATGCCAGATAGAGACGGACCTAATGCTAGTGAAGATTATGGTAGCGGACGTTGGAATAGTCTAGCAATTCAAATTAAAGATTGGGTTCCAGGTAGCAAAGTTTTAGTTGTACCACCTAGTGAAAAAGTAATGAAATACTTTGATCAAAATCTAGATGAATGGTTAGAAAATACTGTTAAAGAATTAAAGAAGCATACTAAACGTCCTATCTTTGTACGTAAAAAGCCTAGTAGAGAAGATAGAGTTTCAGTTAATACAATGGAACAAGCACTAGCAGATGATGTACATTGTCTAGTAACATATAACAGTATTGCCGCAGTAGAAGCAATGTTATACGGTAAACCTGCTATTGTAGTAGGTCCTAATTGTGCTCAAGATCTTGCTGAAACTAAACTTTCAAGAGTTGAGTTTGCAGAACATCCAGGCAGAAAAGCAGTAACATACTTGTGTAGATATCTAGCAAACAATCAATTTACATACGAAGAAATGTTAAGCGGTTATGCATGGAGTAAATTAAAATGAGAGTAGTAGCGTATGCAAAAGTTATTCCGCCAGGTAAATCACTAAAACCTAACAAGCCTAATCACAAACACGACATTTTAAAAAACTTTATTGAAGGTGTTAGAATGTGCGGAGACAGCGGTTTGTTATACGAAGGGTTTGATATGCTAACATCTGACGTTGCTGTTATGCAAGGATTTATGCATGATAAAAGCGAACACGTGCCTCATATTAACCTACGTAGACAAATAGCATCAAACACACATAATAAAATGTTTGTTACTGCTGACGCTAATCTATTCTTATACAAAGCAAGAAAAAACGAGCCGCATCATTATTTGCGTTATAGTTTTAATGGCGTTTTTCAAAACACAGGATTATACTGTAATGACAACCCAGGTGACGAACAATGGCAAAAGATACAAAGAGATTTAGGTGTAAAATTAAAGCCTTGGTCTATTAATGAAAGAGAACACGTTCTGCTGTGTCTACAGCGAAATGGTGGTTGGTCGATGAAAGGTAAAGATGTTGTTAATTGGGCAAACGAAAAGATTGCCCACATTAGACAATTTACAGAAAGACCAATTATTGTTAGACCGCATCCAGGTGATAAAAAGGCTCCAGAGTATTGTAAAAAGATACAAGGTCGTAATGTAAAGATTAGTTTCGAACCGTTAATTGAACACGACCTACAAAAGAGTTTTGTAACTGTTGGCTATAATAGTTCACCACTAGTTGCAAGTGTTATTGAAGGTATTCCAATTATTTGTGAAGATCCAGAAGCAAGTCAAGCAGGTGAAGTAGCACACAAAACTATGCAAGAGATTAATGATTTAAGACCTTGCGATAGAGAAAAGTGGATTAGAAAGATTGCACAATGTCATTGGAGTTTTAAAGATCTACGAGAAGGTGTTTGTTGGCAACATATGAGGAAGTGGGTAAAATGAATTTAACAGTTATTACAACGTTCCATCAAAAAGGACTAGATGAATATGCTCAACGTTTTATTGACAGTTGGATTAAAAATGTAGATCCACGTATTCATTTAAGAATTTATGCAGAAGATTGCATTCCGGTTATTCCACACAATGCACAAAACATTGAAGTTAGACAAGCCAAAGATGCATTACCAATGCTAAATGCATTTAAGGAACGCTGGAAAGATGTTCCTAAAGCAAATGGCAAATGTCCTTGGCCAGCACGTAGACCGCGTGATCATCACAAAGAATTTAAATGGGATGCCGTGAGGTTTGCTAACAAAACTTATGCTGTATTTGACGCGGCTAGAGACCCTAACATTGATGTTTTAGTATGGATGGATGCTGACTCTTATGTACACAGTCCTATTACATACGGTCAATTAAGAGCCATGTTGCCAATGAGCCAATGGTTACATTACCTAGGTAGAAATAAGAAATGGCCGGAGTGTGGCTTCTATGGATTGACATTACGCACACCAGGTGCAACAGCATTTTTAAAAGAATTTGAACGTGTGTATGAAGAAGCCGAGGACGGAATTTTTAAAATGGAAGAATGGCACGATAGTTATGTGTTTGATCAAGTACTTAAAAAGATTAGAGTCGAGCATCCGAACATAAAAGACTTTAGTGGACATTTAGTAAATGGAGAAGGTCATCCGCTAATTAATTGCGAACTAGGACAATACTTTGATCACCTTAAAGGTGTACGAAAGCAAGAAGGTCGTAGTCGTAAAAGAGACTTGTTAGCACCTCGGAATGAACCATATTGGAATGAAGTTTAGTTTATTTACGGATTATGGGAGCCTCAATAGTAAACCTGTTTTTGATGCCTTTGCTAATGGTGCTCGTCTTCTCGGTCATGATATTGTCTTCAATGATTATGATTGTGATGTTCCTGTTATTTGGTCTGTTCTTTGGAACGGTCGAATGTCTAAGAACAGGACCGTATGGCAGTTTTTTAGACAACAGGGCAGACCGGTTGTGGTCCTCGAAGTCGGAGGACTAAAGCGTAATTCAACATGGAAGGTAGGTATAAATGGAATCAATAGAGATGCTTATTTTGGCAGTAGCGGCAATAGCAGTAGCAGGTTTGAGGGACTTGGATTAGAACTTAAACCTTGGAAAACAGATAATACCGGCGACATCTTATTTTGTACTCAACACGATAAGAGTCAACAACTTGCTAACATATCACAATCTAATTTAATTTTAAAAACAATCGAACATATACGCAAACAAACATCTAAGCGTATTATTTTACGTCCACACCCGCGATGTCCTTTACCTGCAATAGAATATGAATTTGAAAATGTTGTTAGACAAGAACCAAGACAAATAATTAACACATATGACGATTACGACTTTGATTTAACTAACGTATATTTGGTTTATAGTTTTAGTAGCAACCCAGGATTACAATCTGCTATGCAAGGTGTTCCAGTTTGTGTTAGTGAACACAGTCTAGCATACGATGTTAGTAACGATTGGTTTGGTGATATCAATAATTTAAAATATCCTGATAGGCAACAATGGGCAAATGATCTAGCATATACTGAGTGGACAATTGAAGAAATAAGTACAGGAAATCCACTTAAACGCTTGACTTCTAGTCTATAATATCATATAATAACTATTATGAAAAGAACGTTTCCACAAATTGAATCTATTGATGCCATCACTTGCGAGGACTGCTTAGAACTTGTTGCAGGCATTAGCCAATTAAAGTATACTGGAATTCCAGAGTTCCAAGACTTGCATAGTTTTAAATTGCACCCCGATAATCATAGACTTATGTTTAGCATTGCAAAGCAAGTTTTCAGAGGAGTGGCATTAACAAGCAAACAACATAAACTTGTTAAACACTTGTTGTTAGAATACTATCAAGACCAATTTGATATCCACGAGATTGATCTTCGTAATCATATTGATCAGTTACGTAGTCCGTACAGACAAATTGATTCTAGTCACTGGATTAAAATTCAAACTAGCAAACATCCTAAAAAAAGAGAAGAAGAGGAGATGCTTGTTATTAGATTTCCTTTTAATAAAAAAGTTATTGATAGACTTACTGAACTAAAAAATTCAAGTGATAAAGATTACTTCTATAACGAACACAAACATTACTTTCCTATTACAGAAAAGTATGTATACAAACTTGTAACAATAGCAAACAAGTTTGCTGAGAAGTTTGATATCGACGATGCAGTTATGGAAATTTATAATAAATTATTAGAATTTGAAAATAACAAACAAGATTATATTCCAGGCATTTATAATAACGAAGTTAAAAATTTGCCACAGAAAGCAGTTGATAATATTTTAGAAGATATCGGTTCTCCGTCAGACGAAACACTTTATAAGTTTTATGATAGACGTAGAATGTATGGTCTTGAACATTTTGATCAAGGTATTGTTAGTGATAACTTTAGATATCTAAACGACCTAACAAAGAAACTTATTGACAGAGCAGGCAGAAATGTTTGTGTAAATTCAACAAAATGGACATTAGATGCCCTAGTTGAAAGTTTAACAGAACTAGATCGTTTTCCATTATTAGTGTTGCTAGACGACCACACCGCATTGGATAATTTAATTAATTTGCATAGCAGACTTACACATATTATTCCTGCAAAAGAAATGAGTGTAATGTTTAGATTAGATAATGATAAAAATGGTGTGAATGAATTTAACCAATTTGTGAAGGATAAGGGATTAAATAATTATGTTGACAAAAACACTAAAGTAGTGTATGCTAGTAGTAATAAAATATCCAAGCCATTAATTAGAAGCGACTGGGATCCAATTTGTGTATTTCATTACACTAGAGAATCTATTCGTGGTAATATTGATAGTTGGTTACAAGGAAAAGATTTATATTTGCAATATGATGCAGACACACTTAATAAGCATGGAAGAATAAGCGAGACAGTAGACTTAATATGATTAGTTGTAGAATAGTTATTCAAGATGAAGTAAATGTAAAGGTAGAAAACTTACCTGTAGAATACAGACGTAAGATTGCTAACAAGTTAAAGTTTCAAGTACCTTACGCTCGTTATCTTCCACAATACAAACTAGGGAGATGGGATGGAACTGTTAACTTTTTTGGAATTGGTGGTACTGGCTACGTTAACCACCTTGATGTTATTATAAACACACTTGTTGATGCAGGTGTTGAAATTGCTGAAGTTGTTGATCGTAGAGAAAAACACGATTTAACATTTCCAGAAATAAATGAACGCTATTGGGCAGACCAAGGCGTATGCTGGCCAGAAGGTCATCCAGCAGAAGGCGAAGAAATTGTTTTACGTGATTATCAAGTAGAAGCAATTAATAACTTTTTAAAGAATCCGCAAAGCCTACAAGAAATTGCAACTGGCGCAGGTAAAACTATTACCACTGCTACACTTTCACATCTGTGTGAACCATTTGGGCGTAGTCTAGTTATTGTTCCAAATAAGTCTTTGGTTGTACAAACAGAAGAAGATTATATTAACTGCGGTTTAGATGTAGGTGTGTATTTTGGCGATAGAAAAGAGTTAGGTAAAACTCATACAATCTGTACGTGGCAATCCTTAAACATACTAGACAAAAGAAATAAAAACGGTGAAGATATTCTTTCACTAGCAGAATTTTTAGATGGTGTAAGCACAATTATTGTTGACGAAGTACACCAAGCAAAAGCAGATGTGCTTAAAAAATTACTAACACAAAATTTGAAAAATGCTCCGATACGTTGGGGACTAACAGGTACTATACCTAAAGAACAATTTGAATTCCAAAGCATCCTAGCAAGTTTAGGTCCTGTTATTGGAAGCATTACAGCAAAAGAATTACAAGACAAAGGTGTGCTATCTAACTGTCATGTTAATGTTTTACAGATGTTAGATACACAAGAATTTAGTGATTATCAGTCAGAACTAAAATACCTTGTAACAAACAAGCATAGGCTCGAATACATAGGCAAATTATTAAACAAGATCAAAGACTCCGGTAATACACTAATTCTAGTTGATAGGATTAGTGCCGGAGAACAGATTCTGGAACATATTCCAGACGCTGTGTTTATTAAAGGTGATGTTAAAATAAAAGATAGAAAGGATGCGTATGACGAAGTCCGTGATGCAACAAATAAAGTTATTGTTGCAACGTATGGAGTGGCCGCAGTCGGAATTAATATACCACGTATTTTTAACTTGGTTCTTATTGAACCTGGCAAATCTTTTGTTCGGGTCATTCAGTCTATAGGACGTGGAATTCGAAAAGCAGAAGATAAAGACTTTGTACAAATTTGGGATGTCACGTCAACTTGCAAATATGCAAAAAGACATTTGACTTCAAGAAAGAAATTTTATAAAGAGGCTGAGTATCCATTTACTATTGAAAAGGTGGATTGGACATGAAGTCGTTTACAGTAGAAATTAAAGTTGGAGATGAAATCCAAGTAGGCAAATTTAGAAATGTAACAACAAAAATTAAAGGCATAGAAATCGATCAATACGGACAACCAACAGTTATAACAAGCAAAGGAAAGCGTAACTTGTTTAACTGTCGTATAGCAAAATTAGATCCAGGTAACTTAACACCCAAAGAGATCTTAAAAAATAAAGGAAAGAAATGAGAATATTAACATTAGAAAATCAATGCTACGAACTTGAGCATCTTCCAGAAGAACTAACAGATGATATTAGATTTGCAGTATTAGATAATAGTAATCCTAAAGAGCCGGATTTCTTTTACATACCTTTAATCTTTTTAGAAAGTTTTAATAGTCCAGCAATGGTTATGGAAATTAACGGTAAAGAAATTACAATGCCTATTGATTGGAATCTAGCAGTAGGTGACAGTGAAGGATCAGGCGACATTGAAGTATTACCACTAACAAGTTTAAATGACAGAGGCTTTGAAGCATTTTTATTCAACCCATTAACAAGTTATACTATGAACTGGGGCGAAGTAAAAATTACAAACTTTTACAATGATGTGAAATGGTATTTTCCTAAAATGAAAAATGGACAACTACTAGGTGTTCCGTTAACAGAAGGTAAAGATCCTGTGTGTGCATGGTTTGTAAAAGATATTAGTAGACAAAGTGAAACAATTGATTATGGACTTCTTATTTAAGAAAAAGAAAATTGTATTAGACGTTTTTACTAACCAACAGTATTGTTACGATCAATTTCAACCAATGTTGGCTAAAAAGTTTATTCCTGACTGGTGGAAGTCATTACCAGCAAGTAGAACAGACGGAGGTCTTTTTACAGCACAGGATAATTCAATACCTGTTAGTAGTATGAAGCAATGTCCTGCTATTAATGAAATACTAAAACAAGGTGTTATCTTTCCAAGTTGGTGTGAACTACATTTTAAAGTAGACAACTTTGGAAGAATCGAACAACGTGTGTTTCCAGAACACACAGCATTATTACCGCATGATGAGCAAGATTGGAATTTTCATAAACCAGATATGGCTCATGTTAAAATTGGATCACCTTGGTTAATAAAAGAATCAACTGGTGTCAAATGGATGTGGATTAAACCAGACTGGCATACAACCAATCCGTTAGCATATTGGGGAGTACCTGGTATTGTTGAATACAAATATCAACACGCTGTATTGAATAATATTATGTTACCTTTTGGACAAGAACTTAAAATTAATCCGGGCGATCCGTGGTTACAACTAATTCCAATGTCCGAAAATCCAATAGAGGTTCGTTGCCACATAGTAAGTGGTGAAGAAATGAGTCGCTTAAATACAACAAATATTTCTGCTGTTGGCAGTTATATGAAATCGGTTAAAAATATTAAAAAGCAGGAAGAAAGATTAAAATCATGAAAACTATAAGCGAGGAATACGCAAGGCAGTTATCACAACTGCACGACGAGAAAGCATCTTTTGGTGATGCTAAAGGATTAAAAACTATTGAGAAATGGCTTAAAGAATATAAGCCACAGTCTGTTATTGATTACGGTTGCGGTAAAGGTGGCGTTGTATTAGCACTAAAAGAAAACTACAATAAGATTAATACAATTGGTTATGATCCTGGTATGCCTGGCTTTGATAATAAACCTGACGGAACATTTGATATGCTAATCAGTACAGATGTATTAGAACATATTGAACCTGTTTTCCTAGATGCAGTACTAAAAGAAATTCATGGTTACTTTGATAAATGTGCTTTCTTAATTATTGCCACAAGTCCTGCTAAAAAGTTTTTACCCGATGGACGTAATGCACACTTGATTGTTGAAACACCAGGTTGGTGGAAAGACAGACTTGAAAAGAATATGCCTGGAATTAAAATTAGGCATCATGAATTTGTTGAAAAGTCAAGAACAGATAAGCAAGGCAGAGTACACCCTAACAACAAATACATTGTAGTACTGGAGAAGTAAATGTCATTTACAAACTTAGTAACAACAGCAATTGACACAGTACTAGATGAAATTAGAACTCGTCCTGAACCAACAGTTTGTGATCTTGGAAATCAAAGACTTAAAAACAACAAGTCACGTGCAACAATTTTTAACCGATTAAATATTAACGCAAGTCCTACTACTACAAAAGAATTTTATCTTGCTTGTGGTTTTAAAAAATATCTAGCAATTGATGTAAACGAAGACATGGATGCCAAAGCAATGGACCTTAATATGGACATTGTTTCGCACTATGATTTTAACGAAAAGTTTGACCTTGTAACTAATAACGGAACAGGTGAACACGTTTTTAATCAATATGCTGTTTTTAAAAACGCACACGATATTACAAAACTAGGCGGGTTTATGATCCATGTACTTCCATTTTATAGATGGGTTGATCATGGCTTCTACAACTACCATCCTAATTTATTTTTCTGTCTAGCAAACCAAAATGATTATAAAATGCATGGTGTTTGGATTGGACAAAGCGACGGAGGTCGTATCGAAAAACTCGGAACTAAACTGACTAGAGACAAAGGCTATCGTAACAAATATAGTTTAGATACTTGGGAAAGAGATCCTATGGTAGTTGCTATTATGCAAAAAGTTAAAGACCAACCTTTTACTATGCCACAACAATTTTTATATGCAGGAGATAATATTTCAAGTTCAGAGATAGCAGAAAGGTACAAATGAACAAGTATTCAGTATTACAAAACTTTAAGAACGAAAACTTAAAGTTAGATCCTTTTCCTTACATCTATATTCCAGAAGTATTGCCGTGGGACTTATATGAAAAACTAGAAGCAGAATATCCAGAAGAATATGTTACTGAAGGTAGAAGTACCGGATTTGGTACAGCAAGATATCGTCAGCATGACTTTGATTATTCAAATGTAATAAGCGATACTTGGAGAGAATTTATTAACTACAACACTAGTAAGTTATTTAAAGATGAACTAATTAGAGCCTTCCGTAGTGGTATTGTTGAACACTATAACACTACAAAAGGTTTTAAAGAAGACCTTTATACAAAGTATATTAGATCAGATGTAAGTCCAAGAATGTATCCTAAAAAAGGAACTATCAGAATGGAAATGCAATTTGTTGCTAATGCTATTGACAATATTCAAATTAGAACACCACACGTTGATCAGGCTAAAGAATTATTTGCTTGTCTATTTTATTTTAAGAAACCTGAAGACAAAGGAACAGATGGCGGACTAAATGTATTTAGAAATACAACAGGTAAGCAATGGCGTAGAGTAACAGGACGTGAAGCAGTAGACGAAGACATTGAAGTAGTAGATCATATTCCTTATGCAAGAAATACTATGGTATGTTTCCTTAATACTGTAAACAGTTTACATGGTGTTACACCAAGAGAAAATCCAGATACAATTAGACGTTATATTAATATTGACGGACACGTTGAGGAAAAACTATTTAAATTTATCGATTAAGGAGAAAGGATAGTGACTATGAAAGCAGGAAAAATTTGGGGACAAACAGAATTAATTCACGCCAATGGTGTGCTAGAATTTCACCGTATCGAATACAAAGCAGGGTTTAAATGTTCGGAACATGAACACAAATATAAATGGAACGGATTCTTTGTTGAATCGGGCAAGATGCTTGTCCGTGTTTGGCAAGATGACCAAGATGGATTAGTTGATGAAACTATACTTGGTCCAGGGGAGTTCACGCAAGTGAAACCCGGCAAAATTCACCAGTTCGAAGGTTTGGAAGATGGAGTCGCTTTTGAACTTTACTGGGCTGAATTTAATCATGACGATATTGTTCGTCGAACAGTAGGCTCCGTAGTAACAAAAGGAAAGAAATAATATGTTTACAAAACTACTAGAAGGTGTAGATAGAGCACTAGTAACTAAACTAGTAATCCTACACACACTAGTAATTGCAGTAAGTAATTACTTAGTAACAATTAGATTTGATCTATTTCCAGGTGCAGACTTGCCCTTGTTTGGATCATTTCCACTAGCGGCGGCCGCATTCACATTCCCGATTGTAGTCGTAGCAACTGACCTTACAGTACGTATGGTTGGTAAAGAAGCAGGTCGTGCTGTTGTAGCAATGGCTATTATTCCTGCTATTATTGCCTCAGTCCTCGTGCTGTTAGCATTAGATGATCCACACGCATACAGAGTTGGTTTTGCAAGTGGTACTGCTTATGCTATTGGTACTATGCTAGACGTATATGTATTCCAGGCAATTAGAGAACGTTCTGACGCATGGTGGGCGGCTCCAGCGATTTCAACTATCGCGGCTAACATCATTGACACATACTCATTCTTTTATGTGGCGTTTGCAGGTTCTACAGATGCAGAAGGCAATCTATCTTGGATTGGTGCTAACTGGCACGTAGTTGCACAGAACAATACACTGACTAAGATCGTTGTAGGACTAATTGTATTCCTACCAGCATATGGCTTACTACTTCAATACTTAAGAAGCAAATTCAAAGTGAAGTAATGGCTAAACTAATTCCGGGCGAAGATTTGATATACGAACGTGTAGACGATGTAGTTTATGCTCGTTATGCGAACCGCCCGGAAATAGACCGTTGGGTTGTTGGCGGTAACCCACAAAAGAATTTATTTGAAGATTTCAATCAATGGATGGATATTATAGACGCTAGTAAAAATTATCCAACTTTAAGAAAAGCACTTGACAAAGTTGAAACAATATGGTATACTATAAAAGATGAAACAGAAAAAGAAACTTCCACTAAATGAAATCTTTATGGCCATGGATATGAATGCCAAAGGTGCATTCAAAGAATGGTCTGATGAAGAACGCAAAGAATTAAACTACTGGCTACTAAACAGGTATGCTAGTTCGGTTGCAGGAAATAGAGATGCTCAAGAATGGGCCATTGTTGCAACTAATGAATATTATAATAAGAACTGGAATGTTCTAGGTACTAAACACCCACAACTACAATGGCAGTTATTATGTGCAACACATAACGCACAGGCTAGTCCAAGGAGACATGAGTGGTTAGGTTTGAAATCAAAAGGATCTGATAACAAAGCAGTTAAGTTTTTATTAGATCGTTTCCCTAATATGAAAAAAGATGAGGTAGAACTCCTTGCTAGAATATCTACAAAAAAAGAACTCGAAACGTATGCAACCGATCTTGGATTTGAAAAGAAAGATGTCAAACTCTGATAAACCATTTGTTTGTCCATACTGCAACAAAGGGTACACAAAAGAAAAGACTCTTATTGTTCACGTATGCGAAAAGAAAAGACGTGCTTTACAAAAAGATGAAAAGCGTGTACAGTTAGGCTATCTTACATTTAATAGATTTTATAAACTGTGTCAAAAAGCAAAAGAAAATAAAACTTATGAACAGTTTTGTGATAGCCAATACTATAATGCATTTGTAAGGTTTGGATCTTTTTTAAACAACGTAAGACCTTTGTATCCTGAAAAATATATAGACTATGTTGTTACTAGCGGTGTTAAATTAGATCACTGGTGCAGAGAAGAGATGTATGAAAAGTATGCACTAGAATTAATTTTAAAAGAAGATGTTACAACAGCACTAGAACGTAGTGTTAAAACTATGATGGACTGGGGTGATGATAATGAAGCACGATGGCAAGATTATTTTAACTATGCAAGTTTGAATCGTGTAGCACAACATATTAAAGACGGTAAAGTGTCGCCGTGGTTAATACTAAATTGTAAAAGTGGACGTAATATGCTTGGCAAGATGAATGACGAACAACTACAAATTGTAAGCAATGTTATGAATCCAAACCACTGGGCAATTAGGTTTAAAAGACACGTAGCAGATGTCGAACTCGTAAAAGAGATCGTCAAGGAGAGCGGACTATGAGCAAGGATGAAACTTTTGATTCAGTAACTCCAAAGCCAGGTAACGATTTTCAACTTGTAAGTAACCATGTTGGTCCAAATGGTGAAAGCGTTGATAGAATATACGGATCACCGGCTAGTGGAGGACATATGAGATTAATGCAGGCAGACTATACACAATACAAAGGTGGTATAACCAAAAAATCTATTATCAAAAAAGATACACATGGTAATAACTTTAGGTCTTTTGTTTATGTTACCGATGACGGTAGATGGTTTGATAGAGCAGGATTACCAATTTCAAAACCAAATGAGGTTGACGAATCAACAGAATGATGTTAGTATATAATAATGCCTGATATTGATATAGACTTTGCAAACAGAGATATTATCTTAGATAAGATAGAGCACCGTGTGGCAAAACTTTCTACAGGTAAGAAACATAATACAGGAGTGTATGTAACAGAATGTCCCCATAACCCGATTGACAATGTTTCAACTATTGAATATGAAGAAGCAGAAGAAAGAGGATATTTTAAACTAGATTTTCTTAATGTTTCGATATATAATGATATAAGAGATGAAGCACATCTCGATCACTTGATGAAGAAAGAGCCACTATGGGATTTACTCACGCACAAAGAATTCAGCGACAAATTATTTCACGTCGCAGGACACAATACAGTCTTACAAGAAATGAAACCATCGAACATACAACAACTAGCCGCAGTACTAGCAATGATACGTCCGGCGAAGAGACATTTGATTGGACAACCGTGGGATACGGTGATGAGTCAAGTGTGGACGAAACCAACTGACGGCAGTTATTATTTTAAAAAGGCACACGCAGTTGCTTATGCTCATGCGATAGTTGTACACATGAATCTGTTGTGCGAACAATTAGAAAAGGAAAAAGCATGACTACAGAAGTAACTTTCTTTACACAACATGAAGAACTAAAAGAAGCAATGCCACCAGTGCCAGCAAGTAAGTATTGGCCCGAATGGTTTAAGAACCAAGGCGGCGCAAAGAACTGGTCACTAGGTTCTGAAAAGAACGGCATGGCACCAGATGGTAGTCATCAAGACGGATACCAAACAGTTAAAAGTTGTCCGGCAGTACTAGATGTATTGAATATGGGATATGTTATTCCGTTATGGTGCGACTACAAAGTTAAACGTATTGAGAAAAACGAACATTGTCCACAAGGCATTGTTTGGCGTCTGCCGGCAGGACCTTTTAACAATATGTTCGGAGCGGCAACACACCCGCATGAACAGATGGACGCTTATCCTTTTCCACCTGATACATTTGAAGGAACGTTTAAGTTACTAAACCCGTGGCAAGTAAAAACTCCTAAAGGTTATAGTTGTTATGTTTGTGCTCCGCACTACAACAAGCACGGCAACTTAGAAGTTTTAAATGGCGTTATTGACACAGACATCTATCATGAACTACACGTAAACACTTGGTTTACTGCTCCACTAGACGAGGAAGTATTGTTACCGATGGGTATGCCTATTGTGCAAATAATTCCTTTTAAACGTGAAGACTATGAGATGAAGGTTGAAGTGGGAGATCATCGATCAATGCATAATCGAGTTACACAGTTTATACACAATGCTATGTTTAAAGCACAGCACTATAGACCTAAACTAAGTCCGAAATACTACAAGTAATTATTTTTTAGGTTTGCGTACTAGTTGAACACTTTTACGTTTTACCCTCTTTACTGCTAAGTTGCCTAAATTAACAACAGGCCCTGCTGTTACCTTTACATCTTTTGTATTCATGGTCATTAAGCAATGTCTAAATTTTGGAAATTCTCTAGGAAGAAAGATACTGATCGGTATTGTTCGGTTGCTTTCAAACCACCAAGTTTCGCCCATGTCTAGGAAGTGTTGCTTCTCAACATCTGTAGTTAAGTCTGTGTATACGTACATACTTGTAACGTAGTTGTCTTGATTGTTTATGATCCCGATATATTCATTGCCCCCGTACTGGACAATGCTTAGGAATGGAAATTTTTCTTCTATATCTTTTAATAGCATGATTCTTTTTTAAATAAATACTGTTATGCAGTTAACATACAGATATTTAGCAACCAACAAAGCCATTCTCTCAGTAGATTTGGCTAGCAACATTACGGAGTATAAACCAGTGTACAGTAGACATTTACAGGTATATAGAGGTATTGACAATACCTTAACCTTTGAAATTAAAAATCACGATCAAAAATCTTTAAGTATTTTAAACACATACACACCTAAGTTTCAAGCATTTGATTCTAACGGCGATATGATTATAGAACGTACAGGAACTATTTTAGAAACAACTACTCCGAGCAAAGTTGGTCAATTTACTGTAACAATTACTGCTAATGATCTGTTAAATGTAGAACATCAATTTGTTAGTTATAATGTACATCTAATGGATTCAAATAACAATAATGTACTAACGTATGCTAATTCACATTTTGAATCTGCAGGTACAATCCAAATTGTTGCTAATGCTTTTCCTGGACCAAGTGACCCGCATAGTGTTTCAACATTTAATGAAACAGGTGTTGGCACAGGAATCTTTTACAGTGAAGCAATAGATGCCCATCCGGCAAAGAACGGAAACGAAGCATTACATACTGCCGCTGTATACACTACAGGGTTTCAAGGCGATGTAACTATCCAAGGTACTTTGGATAATCAAGTTAGTGGTGCAACCAATTGGGGTGATATCACAACACTCAATTTAAATAATCCTACAAAACCAGAATACGTTAACTTTAATGGAGTGTATTCACATCTTAGAGTTAAAATGGAAAACAAAGTTTCTGGAACAATTGATAAAATTTTAGTCAGAAACTAGTTGACTTTATACTAAAGAGATACTATACTATATAGTATGAGTGGTCTAGTATATGAAACAATCTTATCGCACCTTCCGCATAAACGGAAAACAACCCCTTCTGGTTGGACATCGTTCAATGCACCTTGTTGTGTGCATAATGGAACGTCAGCAGATACTAGACAACGTGGCGGACTAATTAAAAATGGTGATGACGGTGTAAGTTATCATTGCTTCAACTGTGGATTCAAAGCAAGTTGGAATAAAGGTAGAAAACTATCTCACAAGATGCGTAGACTACTGCAATGGCTTAATGTTTCCGATGACACTATTAATAAATTAGCATTGGCTGTTTTACAATTCCAAGAGAACATAGACCACTCTCAAATAGTAGAACTGCCAAAGTTTAACGAAGTGCCACTACCTGATAGTGCAAGACAAATCAACCAATGGGACGATTACAAGGCACTAGAACCAACAGGTATGGATAGTAATCTTGTTAAAGTGTTTGAATATCTTAGAACAAGAAAACTAAACACAGACGATTATCCGTTTTACTGGACGCCTGAACTTGGCTATCGTGATAGGGTAATTATTCCTTTCTTTTATGAAAAGAAAATCGTAGGCTGGACTGCTCGTACTATTTTACCTAATAAACAACCAAAGTATCTAAGTGAACAACAACCAGGATATGTTTTTAACTTAGATGAACAAAATTA